AGGGCTTGATCTTGTATCCAATGCTTTACAAGCCATGAAATGGGCGATGGTTGCTCTGAAAAGCCATCGGCATGGATTAGGTAGTCTGTTGCTATTTGGGGCTTTAAAAGCAGCGCCAAATCGTGCCCTGTTTGAACGTAATCATTGGCATCACCTTCAATTGGCGGCATTGTCATGCGAACCCCAAATTTAGCACTGGCTTGCTCTGCATACCGTTGGCCTACGCCACTTGCATCATTGTCGGCAACAATGCAAATATCCAATGTTGGATGTGCGGCTTTAAGAATTCCCGTCACAGGCACCAAGTTGCTGGCGCTATACGCCACAGCGCAAGGCTTGCCCGTTGTTTCTGAGATGGTGGCTGCTGTTGCAAAACCTTCAGCGATGTAGAGTGTGTCGGCATCGTCCAAAGTGCCAAGCATCCAAAACATGGAACTTGTCTGCCCACCAGGGTGATATTTCTTGTCGCCGTCAGCGGCAATGTATTGAATGCTAGAAAGTTCGCCGTCTTCGTTGTACAAAGGCACCATCAAACGCCCATCACCTGTAATCCGTGCGCCATGCGTCTTAATGACTTTGCGCTGTAGATACGGATGTTCAGGGCTTGCGGCACCAGCTTGTGACCAAATCAAATCTACAGTGTTAGCAGCAACCTCGCGGGTCTTTGCTTTTTCTGCATCGCGCTGCGTTTTGGCTTCAGACAGTCTGCGAGACTGCGCCATTTCCTCCGCAACTGTCAGGCTACGCCCAATCTCAGCTTTCCAAGTCAATTCAACGCCTGATCTCCAGCAACCAAAACGCCCTGCCGGTACGCCATCATTAAAAATAATGTACCAACCTGGTTTGTCGTGGCCTTTTTCGCCTTTAGTGTTACTGTTAAATCGGTGGACTTTACCGTCTAAGTGCAGTGTGTCTGGTGGCTTTAACCCTGCACCAAGCATCGCGTCTTTAAGTTGTATTTCAGGGGCATTTACATGCTTTTCTGTTGGTGGTGACCAAGGGCCACCGAGGATGCTGGAGAGGTCTGCCATTTATTTTCAATCATTTGTTAAAAAGTTGTTGACACTGTATCACGAACCTGTGATATACTGCAAGCACGCTTCGAACTGAGTCCAGACGGAAGCGCAAACAGTAAGGAGAAAGCCACATGGCTATATCGTTAAAACGTACCAGCGGCCTAGCAGCCAACGGTGTCAAATTGCTTGTCTACGGACAGGCCGGTGCGGGTAAGACAAGTCTGATAAAGCACTTGCCAAATCCGATTGTATTGTCGGCTGAGGGCGGTCTGTTGTCCATTCAGGATGCTGATTTACCCTACATTGAGATTGCCTCAATGGATGATCTGCGCGAGGCTTATAGCTGGGCTTTGGAGTCCGAATATAAAAGCATTGCGTTAGACAGCATCAGCGAAATTGCTGAAGTTTGTTTGAACCATGAAAAAAAGGTCAACAAAGACCCTAGAGCCGCATACGGTGCTATGCAAGAGCAGATGGCTGACATCATTCGGGCATTCCGCGACATCCCAGGCCGTCATATCCTTATGACCGCCAAGCTGGAAAAGACTCAGGATGAAATGGGGCGGGTGCTATATAGCCCATCAATGCCAGGCAACAAGACAGGTCAAGCATTGCCTTACTTCTTTGATGAAGTGCTGGCGCTGCGGGTTGAAAAGGATGCCGAGGGCAATACCCAACGCGCCTTGATGTGCGACTCTGATGGCCTGTGGCTTGCTAAAGACAGGTCAGGCAAGCTGGGTGCATGGGAGACGCCTGATCTTGGTGAAATCATTGCCAAGATTGGCGGTGCAGCATGAGCAGCGAACCTGAATTTTTGCGCGATTACTTTGCCGCCAAAGCAGTGACTTGGTTTCTTGCCAAGTTAGATGATGAAGATGTTATTGATGACCGTGATTTACTTCGCCAGTTTGCTGCTGAACACGCATATAAATTGGCAGATGCCATGATGAAAGCGAGGGAAGCATGAAAGCCTCTGTTGGACTTATTGCCCTGTGGACGGGGCAGATCAAAGGAAACATGGAACACGTAGAGGCTATGTGCATCCATCAAATGGATGATGCTCAACTTGAACAGTTTGAGAAATACATCCGCGATATTGGTTACTCAATTGCCGCAATTACAAGACACATTACTCAAGTACAGGAAACACCATGACTTTATATCAACGCTGGATGGATGCCAAAAAGCTAGAGCTTGCTGCTGTAGCCGAGCGCCGTGAACTTGAAGACCTGATGATTAAAGAGTTTGCAGTTCCCAAAGACCTTGACGGAACCGTTAAACACGATATTGAGGGTTACATCATCAAAATGGAAGGCCGCATCAATAAAAAGATTGACGCTGACAAATTGCAAATGCTTGCTGCTGAAGCTGGTTTGTCTGAACACTTGTCCAGCCTTTTCCGCTGGAAACCTGAAATCAATGCAAAGGTTTGGAATGCGGCTGCTGAAGTCGTGACCGGCCCTTTGCTTGGTGCTATTACGTCCACCCCTGGACGCCCCACTTTTTCAATCACTAAGGAATAATCATGGCTTTTTTAGACGAAGAATTTAGCATAGACACGCTGCCGGTTGGTAACGGTGCTTTTGAACCCCTTCCCGAAGGTTGGTACAACGCCGCCATCACTGGCGCTGAGATCAAGCTGACCAAGGCAGGCGATGGCAAATACATTGCTTGCAAGTACACCATCACAGGCCCGAGCCACCAAGGGCGGGTTATTTTTGGCAACTTGAATATCAAGAACGCCAGCACTAAGGCCGAGGAGATCGGACGCCAACAGCTTGGCGAGATCATGCGAGCCATTGGTTTGGGTAAGGTATCCGACACCGACCAATTGATTGGTGGCAATCTTGGCATTAAGTTAACCGTGCGTACTGGTGAGTACAGTGGCAACGAGGTTAAGGGATTTAAGGCTTTGAGTAACCCTGCACAGGGTGTTTCTTTCAAGGCACCGGCTGCTGCCGCACCTACTGCACCTGCTAAAGCTGCACCACCTTGGGCTAAGAAGTAAGCAAAAAAAGACCCCGCTTGTAACGGCGGGGTCAACTACTCAACAGGAGAGAACCATGCAGATTCCCGAACAAGAGATTACCATAACTTCATTGATTGACAAAGCCCATGAAGCACGTTTAGAGAAGCCCCGCGCCCACATGGGAGCCAGCACTTTGGGCCACCATTGTGAGCGTTGGCTGTGGCTTTCGTTTCGGTGGGCAGTGCAAGAACAATTCAAAGGCCGCATTTTGCGATTGTTTCGGCGTGGCAACAATGAAGAAAACCAGATTATTAGTGACTTGAGAGCAATTGGCATGAGCGTGACAGGCACCCAGCGCAGGGTTGACTTTGGTAGCCATGTCAGCGGCAGCTTGGACGGCATTGGTAAAGGGGTGCCTGGGGCAATCAAGACTGAACACGTTTTGGAGTTTAAAACCCACAGTCTTAAGTCGTTCAATGACCTTGAGAAAAATGGAGTGGGCAAGAGTAAGCCCATGCACTTTACACAGTGCCAAGTGTACATGCACGGCACTGAACTGAAAAGAGCATTGTATGTAGCCATTTGCAAAGACGATGACCGCATTTATACCGAGCGTTTAGAGTACGACAAAGACCATGCTTTAAAGGCTATTGCCAAGGGCCATCGCCTAGCACTGACCGACCGCCTGCCGCCACCTATCAGCACCGACCCAACATGGTTTGAATGCAAGATGTGCGCGGGGCATGACTTTTGTCATGGTAGCAAAACCACCAAAGAAGTGAATTGCCGCACTTGCGCCCACATTACGCCATTGTCTGATTCAACGTGGCACTGTGCCAAATGGGATTCTGTTGTGCCGACCGATGCACAGCTTGCAGGTTGTGAAAGCCATGTCATTCACCCTGATCTGGTGCCTTGGAAGCGTTTGGAAAGCCCTAGCGATTGGGTGGCGGTTTATGAGATAAATGGCCTTGGTTTGGCTAATGGTGAGCCAGGTGAAGGCGTGTACGGCAGTAAGGAATTGCTTGCCAATGCTGCGGCTTGCTCTGATCCTACTGTAAATAAAATCAGGGCTGAGTGGGACGGGAGGGTGGTGGGATGACTAATCAAGGAGAATTAAATGAGTTGGCTCTTTTCGCAGGTGCTGGTGGAGGAATACTTGGGGGAAAACTTCTCGGATGGCGAACAGTCTGCGCTGTCGAATGGGAACAATACCCCGCAAGCGTACTGTGCGCCCGACAAAATGACGGGCTTCTCCCGCCTTTCCCGATTTGGGATGACGTACAAACCTTTGACGGAAAGCCGTGGGCAGGCATTGTTGACGTTATATCGGGCGGCTTTCCCTGTACGGACATTTCCATCGCTGGCAGAGGCGCAGGGCTTGACGGAGAACAATCTTCAATGTGGTATCACATGGCGAGGGTGGTTAGCGAAGTTCGACCCAGATTCGTATTCGTGGAAAACAGCCCAATGCTCATTCATCGAGGACTCGGACGAGTCCTTGGTGACCTTTCCA